GGTGATGGGTCAGCTAGAAAAGGAGAGATGCTTTTTAGAGTTTCAGATAATGGTGCACCTTCAACAGCCCTTACTATTGCAAATAACAAACAAGTTACTACAGCAGGAGACTTAATAGTTGGTGCTGATATACAAATGGCTAATGGGAGAGGGATAGCATTTAGCAGTACTACTCCAGATGGAACAAATGGTGCTGCTGTTAGTGAAACTTTAGATGATTATGAAGAAGGTACTTGCAACTTTACTGAAAAAAATGGACAGGCAACTATTACAACTAATAGAGGGCATTATGTAAAAATAGGGCAGATGGTAACTATATGGGCTTCTGTAAATATAGGCAGTAATTCTAATGGCAATGCACTTAATCTTACTCTCCCTTTTACATCAAGTATAAATGGATACTACTTAGGGGGTGGAACTGTAGCGTATCATAATCTACCTACAGCACAACGAGATAATCTAAGAGCTAATGTTGAAAATGCAGCTGCTGATGTGTTCTTTTTTTACGATAGCACTTCGATAGTAACTTGTTCACAGGCATCCGGACAACGAATAGACTTTATTATAAGTTATAGAGTTTGATGCGAAAAGATTAGGAGAAAAAAATGGCAATAACAAAAGAAATAGTTGAAGACAAAATAGAAATTGTAGGAGATTACAAAGTAATCCAGATTCGTGAAGCAGTTGTTATTAAAGAAGATGGTAATGAAATTAGTAGGTCTTTTAATAGAAAAACACTTCATTGTATACAATCTTCATATGACGGAAGCAAATGGACTCATACAGATCCTGATATATCAGGTGAATCTACAGAAGTACAGGGCATAGCAAACGCAGTTTGGACAACAGAAGTAAAAAATGCTACGAAAGCCGCTAACGAAAAAACTCAAATTAGCTAAGGTAAAATATGGCTACAAATGTATTTTTCAATCATGCTGTACAGACTGAACAGAATCTTATAGAAGATTTAATTGTTGAGTCTTTAAGATTCTATGGGCATAATTGTTATTACTTACCCAGAAAAATAGTAAACGAAGACACTATTCTAGGTGATGCGGCTGAGTCAAGTTTTGAAGATGCGTACGAAGTAGAAATGTATTTAGAAGGTACTGAAGGATTTGAAGGTGAAGGTGAACTGTATTCTAAATTCGGAATTGAGACAAGAGATTCAGCTTCATTTATTTTATCACGAAGAAGTTGGGAAAGATTTGTTTCACTAGATGCTAATTTAGCTACAGGATTAAGACCTAACGAAGGTGATCTAATATATTTTCCTCTATCAAAAAGTTTATTTGAAATTAAATTTGTAGAACATGAAAATGTATTCTATCAAATGGGTAAATTATATACATTTAAACTTAGTTGTGATCTTTATGAATACTCTGGTGAAGATTTCAATACTAGTATTTCTGAACTTGATACTGATTTAGACTTAGCTGTAGGTGCTATAACAACTCTAACATTAGCTGATACACCAACTTTAAGAAGCTTTGTTGTAGGTGAAACTGTATCACAACAGATAACTGATACAGTTATTATACAAGGTGTAGTAGCTGCTTGGAGTGAAGATACAAACAAATTATCTATAGGTAAAATAGAATCAAATGATACAACAGGTACATATCAATCCTTTGTACTTACAGACTCAACAGAAGGTCATATACTCGCTGAGGACACTTTAGACAACGATAAGATCATTCTATCAGGTACAGGTCAAGAAGGATACTATATTGACTTTGAAACAGGTACAGCGGGTGTAGAGTTACCAAGTTATATAACAGATGGAGAAACAGGTACAGATAATATAGAACTAGAAATATTTACTGTTGGTGACAGTATATCATTAGAATCAGGTATGGGTGATACAACATCTCATGATAATATTGTACTAGAAGATAGTCTAACTTCTAGAAGAAGTGTTAATAGTGTAGGTGAAACTCAAGAAATGTCAAACGATCCTGGAGCGTTTAACTTAGAAATAGAAACAGATGCTGATGGAATTATAGATTTCTCAGAATCTAATCCCTTTGGAGACGCTACATAATGTTAGGAAATCATTTTTATCATTCAACTATTAAAAGAGCTGTTTCAGTATTTGGAACACTATTTAATAATATAACTATCGAAAGAACAGATGGAAAATCTATACCTGTTCCATTGGCCTATGGACCTAGATCAAGATGGATAGCTCGTTTACAATCTTCATTAGATCCTGTATCTAAACAAACAGCGATATCATTACCTAGAATGGGATTCGAATTGACTTCTATTGAATATGACTCTACAAGAAAACTAACAAAAAAGACACAATTTAAATCAACAGATTCTTCTAATCCATTAAAGATGAATCAGCAATACGCTCCAGCTCCTTATAATTTAGGATTTCAATTAAGTATTCTAGTAAAAAATACAGATGATGGATTACAGATTATAGAACAGATATTACCATACTTCACACCTGATTATACTGTAACTATTAATACAGTACCGAGTATGGGTGATAAAAGAGATATTCCTATTATTTTAAATAGTGTTTCTCAAGAAGATACTTATGATGGTGATTTTGAAACAAGACAGACATTGACATATACTCTAGAGTTTATCATGAAGAATTATATCTACGGACCTGTATCTGGTTCAGAAGTTATTCGAACAGCTAAAGTTAGAACTTATATGTCTAGTGGTAGTGGTAAAATTACTGATACAGAGAATGCTGGTAAAGTTGTTGATCAAGTTGTAACTCCTGTACCACAAGATGCTGATCCTGATGATGATATAACATATAATGAAGTGACAGATTGGTTCGAACAACCAACAGTAACATATTCAGACGATAAATCTAGCGATCCTAAATAGAGATAAATACTTATTATGAGTAAAGTCGATCAAAAATTAGACGAACTTCTTGACATTCAAGGTGAAATCGTACAAGTCGAAAAAAATCTTCCTATCGTATCATCTAATGATCAAGACAAAGGTAATGACTACAAGTATTCCAGAGAAATCTTTTACGGTCTTGTAGAGCGAGGACAGGACGCTATAGAGGGTATTCTAGACATAGCTAAAGAATCGGAACACCCTAGAGTTTATGAAGTAGCTGGTCAACTAATTAAGACAGTCGGAGAAACAACAGAAAAGTTGATTGACTTACAAGCTAAAATGAAAGAATTAGATAAAGATAATAATGTACCTGATAAAGTACAGAATAATCTATTTGTAGGTTCATCGGCTGAATTACAAAAGTTGTTAAAACAAAATGCACAAGAATGAAGGTTACTTAGGTAATATCAATGTCAAAAGAGCTGGTGTACAGTCTCAATGGACAGAAGAAGAAATACTAGAATACAAGAAGTGTATGGAAAGTCCTACACATTTTATTGAGAACTATATTAAAATCATTTCATTAGATGACGGTCTAGTACCTTTTAAACTCAGAGGATATCAAGACGATCTCATTACACATTTTGATGAGAGTCGTTTCAGTATTGTACTCGCGTGTAGACAGTCAGGTAAATCTATCACAACTTGTGCCTATCTAGTCTGGTATCTTTTGTTTCAACCAGAACAAACAATCGCGATATTAGCTAACAAGGGTTCTACAGCTAGAGAGATGTTAGCTCGTATTACAACTATGTTAGAGCATGTCCCTTTCTTTCTACAACCAGGTACAAAGACACTAAACAAAGGTTCAATCGAATTCGAAAATGATAGTAGAATCATAGCTTCAGCTACAGGTGCTAACTCTATTCGTGGTCTTTCAGTAAACTTACTATATCTTGATGAGTTCGCGTTCGTAGATAACGCTGAACAGTTCTATACGTCTACATATCCTGTTGTAACATCAGGTGGTAAATCAAAAGTTATCATAACTTCTACAGCTAATGGTATAGGTAATATGTATCATAAATTATATGAAGGTGCTCAGAATGAAAAGAATGAATATCAACCATATACAATTAATTGGTGGGACGTACCAGGTAGAGATGAGAAATGGAAAGCTCAGACTATAGCTAACACTTCTGAATTACAGTTCGAACAAGAATTTGGAAACTCATTTTTAGGTACAGGTAATACTTTAATTAGTGCTAATTGTCTATTAGGTCTACAAGGTCATGACGCTTTGTGGGCTAAAGATAATGTACATCTATATCAAGAACCAAGAAAAGATAGTCAATATATTATGACAGTTGATGTCGCTAGAGGTCGAGGACAAGACTATTCAACATTCTCTATATTTGATGTATCAGAAAAACCTTTCAAACAAGTAGGTATATATCGAGATAATATGGTATCACCACTTCTTTTTCCAGACATAATAGCTAGATATGCTACTATGTATAATGAAGCTTTAGTTGTAGTAGAAAACAATGATCAAGGACAAATAGTTTGTAATAGTCTTCATTATGATATAGAATACCCTAATGTTTTTACTCAGTCAACAGTAAAATCTACTGGTATTGGTGTTACAATGACACGAAAAGTAAAACAAATCGGTTGTTCTACACTTAAAGAACTCATGGAAGAAAACAAATTAAGAGTAATCGATAAGTTTACGATTAATGAATTAGTAACTTTTGTCGGTAAAGGTATGTCATATGAAGCTGACGGTGGTAATCATGATGATTTAGTTATGAATTTAGTCATGTTTTCATGGTTTGTGACAACACCATACTTTCAAAGTTTAACAGATTTAGAATTGAAGAAAATGTTGTATGATGAACAACAACAACTAATTGATGATGATATGGTGCCTTTTGGTATCATTGATGATGGTTCAAACACTACTGAATCATATAAAGAGGGTGGTGATGTTTGGACAGTTGTTGATAAGGTACAAGTTTACTAAATTATAAATACTAGTTAATGATGAGAATATCTCATTATTTTAACTTAAATAATAAAATTATATTTCGAAATATAAATTTTTAGGAGAAAACAAAATGGCATTTCAAGTTTCGCCTGGTGTACAGGTTCAAGAAATAGATGCTACTAATGTTATTCCTGCGGTCTCAAGTTCGACAGGAGCATATTGTGGTTATTTCGGTTGGGGTCCAGCCGAAGAAGTTACTACAGTAAGTTCAGGTAAAGCGCTTGTAGATTCATTCGGGGAACCCGCTAATACAGATATAGCAGCTGAACATTTTTATCCAGCAGCTAACTTTCTAGATTACGGGATTGACTTAAAAGTAGTTCGTATCGCTACTACCAGTATGGTAAACGCGACAACAACAAGTGGACAGTCTTTGTTAATCAAAAACTTAACTCACTATAGAGCTAATTACAGTTCAGGCGAAGCGTCTGTTGGTAATTACGGTGCTAGATATGCGGGAGCTAAAGGTAATTCACTTAAAGTTTCAGTATGTGGTGGTGCTAATCCTTACGCTCAAGCGAGTGTTACAACAACTAATGGAACAACAGCCTTAGCTGGTACTTCAATCGAAGTAACTCTAGGTGAAAAATTCATAGTTGGTGATATCATAACAGCTATAGGTTCGGATTCTACAAGATATAAAATATCTGCGATAGCTTTTGACTCAGGTTCTACCGGAGAAGCAACAATTACTCTAGCCCAAGAAGACGATTCTACTCAAGGTTTAACAGCGGCCGTGGCGAGCGGTGCTGCTTTATCTAGAGAGTGGGAATTCGCTCAACAGTTCAACGGAGCACCGGGTACATCAGCTTATGCAGCTGGTAGATCAAGTGCTGGAGCAACTGATGAGTTACATATCGTAGTTCTTGACGAAGACGGTGATATTTCAGGTGTTCCTGGAACCGTTTTAGAAAAGTATGAAGCAGTATCAAAAGCTGCTGATGCTAAAGACGAGTTCGGTGCTAGTAATTACTATGTTACAGTTATAGAAAATCAGAGCGACATGATATATTGGTTAGATCATAGTTCAACTATGGGTTCAGCTGGTTCAAATGCTTCTGGTGTCACGTTTGGTACAGGTACTTTACCTGATTCTCTATCTTTCACCAACGGTGCAGATGGAAATCAACCAACTACGGGACAAAAACTTGTAGCGTGGGATACACATTTCGGTAGTGCGGACAACGAAGATATTAGTTTAATGATATCTGGTAGTTCACAAGCAGATAACGGTAGTGGTACTGCAGTTGCAACTCGAGCAGAAGCAACTAGTTATTACAACCAACTCATGAATATAGCAGAAGACAGAAAAGACTGTGTAGTATTCTTTTCACCAATCAAATCAGACGTAGTTGACTCAGGAGTTGCGGGAGCGACTAATGTAAAAACTACAGCTGATACATTGAATGGTTCTTCATACGCTGTAATGAGTTCAAACTGGTTATATCAGTATGACAGATATAACGATAGGTATGTTTACATACCAGACAACGGATCAGTCGCTGGCCTATGTGCTAGAACTGATTTCACGAATGATGCATGGTATTCACCAGCAGGATTCAACCGTGGTCAAATTTTTGGTGTAACTAAATTGGCTTTCAACCCAACTCAATCTGATAGAGATGTTCTCTATAGAGCTAGGGTTAATCCAGTTTGTACATTCTCAGGACAAGGAACAGTTCTATTCGGAGACAAGACACTAGTCGCTAATGACGGTAGTGCTTTCTCAAGAATTAATGTTCGTAGATTGTTCATAGTGTTAGAGAAAGCTATCTCAACAGCTGCTAAGTTCCAACTATTTGAATTTAACGATTCATTTACAAGAGCTAATTTTAGATCAGCTATTGAACCTTTCTTACGTCAAGTACAAGGTAGACGAGGAATCTATGATTTCAAAGTTATCTGTGATGAAACGAATAACACACCTGGCGTAGTTGACTCATCTCAATTTGTAGCTTCAATATTTGTGAAGCCAGCGAGATCAATCAACTTCATAACTTTAACTTTTGTAGCATCTAGAACCGGTGTAGATTTCGAAGAAGTCTACGGCGCTCAATAAGGAGGTAAAAAATGGCAACTATTAATGATTTTAAAGCTAACCTTCTCGGAGCTGGTTTAAGGGCCAATAGATTTGAGGTATTCATACCTCGAACAGGTAGTAAGATACAGTTCTTATGTAAGACTGGAGCATTACCTGGACAAACTATTGAACCTGTAGAGATAGTTCACAAAGGGTTGACGTTTAATATAGCAGGTAATCGATCATTCGAAGATTGGACTGTTGGTATCTATAATGATTCCGAATTCTCAGCGAGAAACGCTGTTGAAGAATGGATGTCTACTATAGTGCCTATGGATGATTCATCTGTAGCTTCTCTAGGATATGAGTATATGGTAGATAAAGCTACTATTTCTCAGTTAGGTAGAGATGATTCAGTTGTTGCGACATATGAGTTTTTCAATATGTGGCCAACATCTATAGCAGCTATTGATATGGACACTTCTGGTGGAGAAGAAATAACTACTACAGAAGTTACATTCAAATATTCTCACTTTGAAAGAGTTCTCTAAAGAACGCTTTTAATGTGTTATAAATATTAGTATGGAATTATTTGGATTAGAAATAAAGAGGAAGAAGGGTGACGAAGCTCCTAAATTACAGAGCTTCGTCCCACCTCAAAATGATGGTTCTGTTATAGAAATAGGACAGGACGAGGGAATGGGTGGCTTCGCGGCCACAGGTGGAGTCATTGGTCAGTTTGTAGACATGGAAGGTGGTGTTAAAACCGAAGCCGATCTTGTCGCACGATACAGAACAATGTCTCTTGTTCCTGAATGTGACTCAGCGATTGAAGATATAATAAACGAATCAATATCTTCAAACGATTTAGATGCACCGGTAGCTATTAATTTAGACCGAGTGAATCATTTTAGTGATAGTACTAAAGACAAGATTCGTGACGAATTTAGTGTAGTTCTTGAATTACTAGGATTCAGAGAGTTATCTCACGACATATTCAGAAAATGGTATGTTGACGGAAGACTCTACTTTCATAAGATGGTAGATTCTAAGAATGAGAAAAAAGGAATTCAGGGTTTAAGACCTATTGATCCTCAGAAAATCAGAAAGATTAGAGAGATCAAAAAGAAAAAAGATGATAAGACAGGTGTTGAAGTCATACAGAAAGAGAATGAATATTTTCTTTTTAATGATCAAGGGTTTGATAAATCAGCCAATAACACAGGTCAGACAGTTAGAATTTCTACTGATGCTGTAACTCATATAACCTCAGGGTTACTTGACTATAATCAGAAAGTAGTAGTTGGTTATTTACATAAGGCTATGAAGTCTGTAAACCAACTAAGAATGTTAGAAGACGCCCTAGTTATTTACAGAATATCTAGAGCACCAGAAAGAAGAATCTTCTACATTGATGTAGGTAACTTACCTAAAGCGAGAGCTGAACAGTACTTAAAAGAAGTACAGACTAGTTATCGTAACAAGTTAGTATATAACGCTGACACAGGTGAAGTTAAAGACGATAGAAAGCATATGAATATGCTTGAAGATTTTTGGTTACCTCGTAGAGAAGGTGGTCGAGGAACAGAGATTAGTACACTACCAGGTGGACAAAATCTTGGAGAGATTGAAGATATTTTATATTTTCAAAAGAAATTGTACAAGTCTCTTAATGTACCGATTTCTAGATTAGAACAAGAGAATTCATTCGCTATTGGTAGAGCGACTGAGATTTCTAGAGATGAAGTTAAGTTTTCACGATTTGTTGATAGACTTAGAGTCAAATTCTCTAGATTATTTGATGATATTCTAAGAACTCAACTGTTATTAAAGAATGTAGTAACAGAAGAAGATTGGAAGAAATCAAAAGAGTATATAAGTTATGACTTTCAAAAAGACGGTCATTTCGTAGAACTAAAAGAAGCTGAGATACTTAGAGAAAGAGTATCAACGCTAAATGATTTAGACCAATTCGTTGGTAAGTACTATTCTGAAGCTTGGATAAGAAAAAATGTTCTTAGACAATCCGAAGCTGAGATACTCGATATTAATAAAGAGATCGAAAGTGAAGGTGGTTCAGAAGGTGACGAAGACGATATGGATTTTTAACTAGGAGAATATAATGGAAAATAAGACTAGAGAATTTGTTGATCAAGTTGTTAATAATGACAACATAGAAGCTGGAGAGTCATTTAAGACTTTAATGCAAGATAAACAACTAGACGCAATTGATTTGAAAAGAGTTGAGATGCAACTCGATTGGTTAAATCAACCGGTAAAAACAGACGAAGAATAGGATTAACGACAAATGAAAACTTTTGTAGAACTAAGAAATCAATTAGACGAAGTTAACTTCAAACAAGATATGAAGAAAAATCATATTTCTTCTACTAAAATTAAAAATACAGAAGTACATTATCACGCTGAAAAGAAAGGTTCTAAGAAAGTTCGTGTGTTTGTTAAACCTAAGTCAGCTAGAGAATTTGAAGAACTAGGTATATTCAAAGATATGAATACAGCTAAAAAATCAGCTGAACAGTTTGTCAAACTTATGGGTGAAGACATAGAAGAAGGTATAAATTTCTGGAAAGAAGCTGTAGAAAAAGTTGATGGTCCAGTAAATTTAGATGAATCTGAAACTTATCGTAGACGAGATAATAAACCTATAGATAAAGATACTTTAAAATCTATGGAAAGAATGGCTAGAGATTTTAGATTAAAAATAAAAGTTAATAGAGGTAAAGTTGAAGTCTCAGGTGCTAAGAAAAAAATGAACGATTTCGGTATGATATTCGTAGGAAGATCGCGATATGGTGATCTAACAACAGCTTAAAGAGGTAAAAATGAAATTAATATCAGAACAATGGTCAGACGAAGTAAATTACCTCGTTGAAGAAGATCCTAAGACAGGTAAAAAACACGCTTATATTGAAGGTGTGATGCTTCAAACAGAAGTAAAAAATAAAAATGGTCGTATATACCCGAAAGAGGTAATGCAGAAAGAAGTTAAAAGATATACAAAAGAATATATCGATAATAACAGAGCATACGGTGAATTAGGACACCCAGAAGGACCAACAATTAATTTAGAGAGAACATCTCATCTAATAACAGATTTAAGAGAAGACGGAAATAATTTCGTCGGAAAGGCAAAGATTTTAAGTACTCCTATGGGAAATATAGTTAAAAACCTTCTAGACGATGGTGCTAGATTAGGTGTTTCTAGTAGAGGTATGGGATCATTAAAAGCTTCAAACGCTAAGGGTGGAGTTCAAATGGTTCAATCAGATTTTCAGTTAGCTACTGCTGCTGATATAGTCGCTGATCCTTCAGCTCCAGACGCTTTCGTAGATGGTGTCATGGAAGGTGTTGAATGGATTTGGGATAATGGTGTGATCAAAGCTCAGAAAATTGAAGAATATAAACATTCAATTCAAAGAGCGAGAACACAAAAACTTCAAGAAGTCAAATTAAATGTATTTAATGACTTTCTGAAAAATTTATAATATATAAATACTAGTTAAACAGTTTAAAATATATTTTTAATAAGGGAGTATTCTAACAATGTCAAGTTTAGAAAACACAATAACAGAAGTACTAGCCGAGGAAGCTGAAAAGTTACCTAAAGGTGGTGCTGATGTTAGTCCTGACGCAGATGCTGAAAAGAAAGCCTCTGAAGCAGCGAAAAAAGCTGGTGATAGCGTAAAAGCAGCACCAAAACCAAACGCAGCTCCAGCTGGTGACAAACCTGAAGCAGTCTCAGATGGACAAACAAAAGTAGAAATGGGTAAAGCAGTAAACCAAGAAGAAGTAGAATCGGAAGATGAAACTATTTCAGAAATGGGTTCTGATATGACCAAAGCTGAAATGATGAAAGCAGCTGTAGATAAAATGAAGGAAATGTCCGGAAAAGAACTACAAGCTACTTGGAATAAAGTTTCAGAAATGGGTGACATGCCCAAGAAAGAGGAAGATGGCGAAGACGGTAAAACCGAGTCACTAACTCGTAACGCTACTATTAGAAAAGTAGTAGAAGCATTAAAAGATTTAGATGTTTCAGAAATCAGAGGTGTATTCACAACTAAAGAAGAAGTTGAAGAAGACGCTGATGAATCAGTTGAAGAAGCTAAATCATCTAAAGACCAGAAAGAAATGGACGGTATGAAAGATGATGAAGAAGAAGACGAAGATGAAGAAGTCAAAAAAGAAGAAGTTGAAATCGACATGACAGACGACATCAATGCACTAGTTGCTGATGAAGACTTGAGTGAAGAATTCAAAGCGAAAGCTAAAACTATTTTCGAAAGCGCAGTAGCTGTTAAAGTCAAAGAACAAATGGCTGAAACAGAAGCTAAGTTAGAAGAAGAAACTAACCAAAAAATCGAAGAAATCAAAGATGATTTAACAGAGAAGGTTGATTCTTACTTGAACTATGTTTCAGAAAGCTGGGTGAAAGAAAATGAGTTAGCGATCGAAAGAGGATTAAAATCCGAATTGACCGAAGACTTCATTAGTGGTCTTAAACAACTGTTCGAAGAACATTATGTTGAAGTACCAGAAGACAAGTTTGATGTAGTTGAAGAACTAGCTAACAGACTTGATGAAATGGAAGATAAATTGAACGAAGAAGTTGCGAGTAACATCTCAGCTCTTCAAGATATTGAAGAACTTCAACGAGAAAAAATTATTAGCGAAGCGTCGAAAGACCTAGCTGATACTCAGGTTGAGAAGCTAAAAGCTTTATCAGAAGATATTGATTTCGAAAATGAAGAAACATTCGTAGAGAAAGTTTCAACATTGAAAGAATCATACTTCGGAGAAGGTAAAGTAGAAGCTGTCTCAGACGACAGCGCTGTAGTAAGTGACGATGCTGATTTTTCTGGAGCGGGCGATGTAGCTCAACCAGTTAATGAAAGTATGAGTCAATACACTGCGGCTTTAACCAAATTTGCTTCTTTAGAGAAGTAAATTTTAATAAGGGGACTATAAACAATGTTTATGTCAGAAAACTTACAAGAAAAGTGGCAACCAGTTCTAGAGCACAGCGATCTTCCAAAGATCGAAGACTCTTACAAAAGAGCTGTAACGTCAGTTATTCTTGAAAACCAAGAAAGAGCGATAGCAGAAGAAAGAGGAGCTATGAATGAAGCCCTCGGAGCTGGTACTGGTACTGTAGCGGGAGCACCTGGTGGTGTTACTGCAACTGCAGCTAACTGGGACCCAATTCTTATATCTCTAGTTCGTAGAGCAATGCCAAACTTGGTAGCCTATGATATCTGTGGTGTTCAACCAATGACAGGACCTACTGGACTTATCTTCGCGATGAAAGCAAGATATGTTGACAGTACTACTGCTATTGATAGAACTGAAGCCATGTTCAACGAAGCTGATACAGACTTCGCTGGAGCTGGTACACACGCAGGATCAGATCCTTTTGCATCTGGTTCAGCTAACACAGCTATCCAAACTGGTTACACAACTGGTACAGGAGCTGCGACAGCAACTGCTGAAATTGATTCTACAATTCCAGAGATGTCGTTCACGATTGAAAAAGCTACAGTTACAGCTAAAAGCAGAGCGCTAAAAGCTGAGTACACAATCGAACTCGCACAAGACCTTAAAGCTATTCATGGCTTAGATGCAGAAACA